ACACTAGGTCTGGGGTAATAATATGCCCAGACCATAAGTAACCCCTATTTCGCGGCTCTCGCCGCTGTGCTTCCGAAAGGCGTCCAAGGACGCCTAGCATAGGGAATAATAACATATGCCTCTGGTAGTTTTTAGTCTAGCTTATGAAGAGGAGATACGCTGATGCCTTCAAGATGGTCAAGAATGCGTATGGGGTCTACAGGACGGTACGCAAGGGGTACAATCAGTACAAGAAGATCAAGGGTGGCTCCAAGTCAAGCTCAAAGAGCTCTAACAGCACTGCGACTGCTAATAAGACGGCAACGCTCATACCGACAATCACGAGTCCCGCGTCGGGGCTATCGAATTCGCTCACGGTACTGAGATACAAAAAGATGAAAGGATTCGACGCAGTTCTCAAAGCGGCTACTAAAGATTTGATACAAGACGATTTCGTGGGTTTAATAACTTGCGCTGCGGGAAAACAAGGTTCCAAATGCATTGGTAACGGCGCTGATGGTTTGGACTTAAGTTTCAACGACATACCAACTATGTGGTATAACATAAATCACAACAATGCTACTCAAGAACAATTGGCTGATATCACTCAACGCGAACGTAAACTTTGGATGCATACTTTTGAAAAAACCATGCTTTTCAAAAATCAAGGACCAACTACTGCGGTGATGTACCTGTATGACATAGTTCTCAAAAAGAACGCAAAGCATACATCGACTACAGGAAATAATCCTCTACCACGTGAAGATTGGAATAACGGATTAATTATTCAACAAGGACTTGGAACAACTCCTTCAAGAGATTACTGGGGATCTCGTCCAACAGATTCTAATCTGTTCCGACGCAACTGGACGATTAAGAGAATTCGACGAATCGAAATGGGAAGTGGTAGAACTCACGAACACATTTTCAAATTCAATTACCATGGTCTATTACCACTAGCTGATGGTGAAGAAAACTCTATGGGTTTCCCAGGTGTTACAAATACTGTATTGGCTGTTGTACACGGTACTCCTACAGATGCAACAACGGATCACACTTCGGCCACACATACATCTTTGGATCTCTGCAAAATAGTTGTGACAGGACATTACCGAGTTTATTTGTCACCTGTTACTTCAAAGTCTAAAATAACTTACCAAACTGCTACCGCCATTAAACCGGATCCTGCAAGACAATTGGTTCAAGCTGAAGATAGTGCTAATGTAGTGTTCGAAACGTCTCTTAACATTAAAGAAGCCTCAGGGGCAATTTTTGCTTAATAAAATTTATTATCTTGTTATTACTAATTCTTCTCCTAAAATTTTTTCCACAACTACAAAACGTCGCATGAGGGCTTGTCGAGTTTCGATATCATTCCAGATTTGTTCGATTTGATACTGGGATGTGACGATAAGTAATTTCGGTCTGATTTTCTTCGATCCCCCTTTAATTTCCGCAATAAAGGGGTAGGCATCTGACCAGAGCTTGAGCTGTCCTCCCAACTTGACATCGTATCGGTCGAGATCGTCGACGTAGACGGTATCTTCACCCTGATAACCGTCCCACCACTGTGAACGGGGTTTTGGATAGGCATTAGGGAACTGGTCAAGTACGGCTCTGGTTTTTCCTGCTCCTGCAAGTCCATAGATCCATAATCCACAAGGTCCAGTGAGTCTCGGGGCAACGGGCATGTAATCTCGTTCAATTCTCCGAATAGCTCCATACAACCTAAGTCTGATGGGGGCTTCGATTTCTTCAATTCTACCTTCTTTGGCAAGTTCCCAAGCGATCTGGTACCGCTGCTTTTCTTTGTCCCCCTTTTCTTCTTGGGAGAGGGGACGTTCTCCTCTTGAATATACAACTGCGTTCGGTTCTCCGTCTTCAGGCCGAGTTTTTCGGCAATAGTCATCTGCTTGCTTGGGGGTTCCTTTGATTCTTTCCACGTGACAACCTGGGAGCTGGGTACGAACGGCTGCGACCGTTTTACCACTGTTCCAGTAGACGAAACCCTGCAGATGCGGGGTGTTGGTGGTTGGTGCGATTTCTTCGGCAGCGACAATATACTTGACCTGCGGTAGGGCGTCAAGGGCCTCTCGGTACGTTTCGGGATAATTGTTCCACGTGAAAACATATCCTCTGGATCGCGACATTTATTATTTTCCATCTGAGTTTAAATGTCGAAGGAACGTGCTTAATGTTAGGGGGTGGCACAGCTGCACACCTGCACTGCACACTAGGTCTGGGGTAATAATATGCCCAGACCATAAGTAACCCCTATTTCGCGGCTCTCGCCGCTGTGCTTCCGAAAGGCGTCCAAGGACGCCTAGCATAGGGAATAATAACATATGCCTCTGGTAGTTTTTAGTCTA